CCCTATCTTTGTACGATTGCAGACAATTTCTCGACCAATATAGGGATCTAGATGATTGCCCGATTCACGGAAACACTGATTTTATCACTCAATATCTCATGGAGACTTATGAGACTGAGGTGGAATACGATCTTTCCAAGATCAAAGTAGCATATTTGGACTTGGAATGCGAATCCGAAAACGGATTCCCAGATCTAGACAACCCCAATGAAAAAATCAATCTGATGAGCATTCGGATTGATGGGGTTACTTACGTCATCACCAGCAAGCCCGTCAATCTTCCCAACTGTAAAGTAATACTTACAAGTTCGGAAAAAGAACTTATTCAGAAAACCTTTGAGGTCCTGAAGAAGGAAGATGCAGACATCATAAGCGGGTGGAACATCAAGCTCTTTGATATGCCCTATATAATTGGTAGGGCTAAACTGTTCTTTGATGAGAAGGAAATACAGGAGTGGTTGCCTTTTGGTTTGATGAAGATGCGGGAAACGGATATCGGCGGGAAGGTCTATAAGATCTACGAGTTTCCCGGATATACGATTCTTGATTACATGGATTTGTACAAGAAGTTTTCTGGAACGAGTCAGGAAAGTTACGCCCTAAATTTCATTGCAAAGGTGGAACTGGATGCTCAGAAACTGGATTACAGCGAGTATGGGTCTTTGCGGGAGTTTTACCAAAAAGATTTCCAAAAGTTTGCGGAGTATAACGTCCAAGATGCGTTGCTGGTTGAACAGCTTGACAATAAGCTCAGACTGATCGACCTTGCCGTGTCCATTGCATACGAGGCGAAGATTACCTTCGACACGGTTTTCTTTGCAACCAGAATCTGGGAAACCATTTGCTGTGACTATTTGTTCAAGAAGAACATCATTCCACCGCTGAAGAGAAGTTATGCAAAGGATGATCAATTTGTCGGTGCGTATGTCAAGGATGTAACTCCGGGCTTGTACAAAAACGTCGTAAGTTTTGACGCCACAAGCCTTTATCCTTCCATCATCATGCAATGGAATATATCCCCGGAGACATGCACCAAGAAGGATTTTTCTCTGAATGCGGATGATTTCCTCAGAAGCAAGAGAAAAGATATTCCAGATTTTATTGAAGAAGCAGAGAGCAAAAATTCATGCCTTGCCTGCAATGGTTCCATGTTCACCAGAGATACAAAGGGATTCATTCCCATCTTGATTGAAAAAACATTCAATCAGCGCAAGGAAGCCAAGACAAAGATGATCGAACTGGAGAAAGAATACGAGGACACAAAAAATTCTGAGTTGTTGCCCAGAATCGCTGCACTCAAGATACGCCAGTCTGTCAAGAAGATTTTGGCGAATAGCCTCTACGGTTGTCTGGGCAACCCTGCTTTCGTTTATTCATCTCCTGAGTTGGCTACGGCTGTCACTGTTACGGGTCAGGTTATCATTCGCAAGGCCGAGAATGCGATGAATGACTATATCCAAAATCTGACCAAAGACGACAAAGACTATGTAATTGCCGTTGATACGGACTCAGTATATCTCAATCTTGATCCGATTGTGCAAAAGATATCATCAAAGACTAACATCAAGGATGTGACCGATTTCATCAATCAAGTCTGCGATCAAAAAATTCAACCTGAGTTCAAGAAAGAAATGGAAATCCTCGCCCATACGCTTGGATGCGGCGAGAATAAGATCTTCTTCAAGCGAGAAGCAATTGCTTCTGCCGGTATGTTCATTGCCAAGAAAAGATATGCCCTTCTTGTGCAAGATCTTGAAGGTGTTCGGTTCAAGGAACCGAAGTTGAAGATCATGGGTCTGGAAACTGCTCGTAGCAGCACTCCAGCGATTGTGCGCAGTAAGTTGAAAGATTGTATTAAGATTATCCTGACAAAAACCCCAGAGGAGTTGCGAGAATATGTGGATCAATTCTATGATGACTTTATTAAATTGCCTATTGAGGATGTCGCGGCTCCTCGGGGTGTCAAGGGTATCTCAAAGTACTCGGATAACAGCAGCATTTACAAGACCGGAACGCCTATCGCCACAAAAGCTGCGTTGTTGCACAATGCTTACACACGCAAACTTGGCATCAACAAGGATGTGCAGGACATAAAGGAAAATGACAAGATGAAGTTTGTTTTTGTCAAGGTTCCAAATCCTTATGGAATGGGTGGTCGTGATGCTGTGCTAGGATTTATCAACAAGCCACCAAAAGAGTTCAATCTTGAAAAATATATTGACACCAAGAAACAGTTTGAAAAAACTTTTCAAGAGCCACTTGACAATATTTTACAGGCCATTGGCTGGTCTATAAGTGATAAAGTAACACTTGAATCATTCTTTGTTTGAGGTATAATACAAATATGCTAATCAAAACTGCATACGATAGAGGTTATATTGATTATGAATGGTTTAAAGGTTCTCCTGGTAATAACCTTCAGAGCATAAATTCTGAAGGTTATGAGTTTCAAACTATAATTATCAGGCAAGACCTAATCCATAAAACCTTTCATATAAAGGCAGATGTTATCGATAATCTTGGTAGCGCGATCCATCTACAAACAGTGACTATTACTAAAGAATTGTTGGAAGATTTCGGTGTGCCGTTTGATAGAAATTCCGCAAACATGTCTCTCTCTGGAGATAATTTACTTAAAAAAATAATTGACATTATGGGTTCACTAAATTATTGGAGTAAGGCTGCGCGACAAGCTAGTAAAATTTATACTCCACAAGCACCGCTTACACCGAGCAGCCACTATAAAACAAAAACCCCATATCAAAAAGCACAGAAAACAAACCCACTTATCTTGAACGACCAAGATGTTGAGTGGTTGCATAGGTCTAATTCTCGCGAAAAGACTCTAAGAGAAATTGAACAGGAAAAGGAAATTGCTGCCCTCAAAAATACAATCGAGGAAATGAAGGCTGAGATGGAAGATCTCAAAGAAGAAATTCAAATGCTGAGTGCTGTAAACGAGGAGTGTTAAGATATGATTAAGAAATTTAAATCTAGATATGGTGATGAACGAACAATCACACTTCTTGAAGACGGATCTTACAAAGTCGAAGGTAGGTCTTTGTATACTCGCCACGGTGATGGGTTATTTGATTTTGAAGGTGGGCCATGCTATATTGTTGGTGAAAGATTTCTTGATGGCATTGGTGACCTGATTATTGATTCTGTAAAGCCTGTTGAGGCAACCCAAGACGATTGGGGCGCTGTAATTGTAACTACTAGAGAAATACCAAAAAGGAAAAAAAATGTACGATATTGACTGTGTTGAGCCAAATAAATTTTGCACCCACGAAGTTACTAAGTTATCAAATGCAAGATTGTCTTCTTATTCAATAGAAGAAAGGCTTTCTATTGCATCAATGTCTCAAATGTTTTCTTTTTGGAGAGAAATTCAAGATGTTTTAGTTTCTGCTTCTGAAGAAATTAAAACTTTAAAATCAAAAATAAAGGAATTGGAAGAAAAAAATGTCAAAGTATCTTAAAAATTTATTGAGCAAGATTGAAAACCCAGACGCATCTATCGTAGCCGATGGCATCGATGGTGCTGACGTTGCAGGTCATATTGACACGGGTTCATATGTTCTGAACGCTCTGTTGTCTGGATCTATATACGGAGGTCTACCAAATAACAAAATTTCTTGCTTGGCCGGTGATCCCGCCACTGGCAAGACTTTTTATGCCATTGGAATCGCAGGACAATTTCTCAAAGACCACAAGGATGGAGTTGTCATCTATTTTGACACTGAACAGGCTGTCACATCAGACATGTTCAATGCCCGTGGCGTAGATCCTGAACGAATCGCAGTCATCCCGGTTGCTACAATCGAAGAATTCAAGACACAGGCACTTAAGATTGTAAATGACATCATTGAGCAGCCAGAACAAGATCGTAAACCAGTATTCATGATTCTTGATTCTCTTGGGATGTTGTCTACTCGGAAGGAGATGACAGATTCAGCAGAGGGCAAGGATGTCCGTGACATGACAAAGGCCCAACAGACCAAGGCAACATTCAGAGTTCTTACTCTGAAGCTTGGCAAGGCAAAGATTCCCATGCTTCTCACAAACCACACATACCAAGTAATTGGTTCTTACGTTCCAACAAAGGAACTTGGCGGTGGTATTGGTTTGAAGTATGCGGCAAGCAATATTCTTACTCTTTCAAAGAGCAAAGACAAGACTGAAGATGGTGTTGTTGGAAACTTTATCAAATGCACTAATTACAAGAATCGTTTTGTGAAAGAGAATATGCAGGTGGAGACTCGTTTGAATTATACATCAGGTCTTAGCAGGTATTATGGGCTCACGGATCTTGCCATCAAATACGGTATCTTCAAAAAGGTGTCTACCCGTATTGAGCTGCCGGATGGAACAAAAGTATTTGAAAAAAATATTGACGAAGAGCCGGAGAAGTATTATACTAAAGATATCCTAGATAAGTTGGATGCAGAAATACAAAAGGATTTTAAGTATGGACAAGGTTCCTGAATATAAATTTTTGGATGCAGTTGCAGAGCCAAATGAAACATGTCCTATCCAAATTTTGGAAGGAAATTTTGCTGGGATCATTTATAAGTATGGAAAAATTTCTTTGGAAGAAGTTGAAAGTGGAGATTTAAAGGTAAACATGGAAGTCAATGTAATTACATCCCCAGAAGGATTTGATCAAAACGATCAAGAGTTTACAAAAACTATTGGAGAAATTTTTGTAAACATCATTGAAAAAGGTGTTGAAACAAAAGAACCACCAATCGATCTTGAAGATGACGTTCATCAAGATTAATATTGCATCTACCCAATAAAGAAGTATAATCACTAAATGGAAACAGTAATTCTCAAGAACTTGGTACTCAATGAAGAGTACGCAAGAAAAGTTGTTCCCTTCCTTCAGGAAGAGTATTTTCACGACAAGTGTGAAAAGACTGTATTCAATATAACCAGCAAGTTTATATTGAAGTACAACAACATTCCAACCAAGGATGCTATTCTCATCTCTCTTGAGAATGAGAAGGCTCTTGGTGAAGTTGAGTTCAAGCGTTGTGCATCCATCGCAGAGGAGATGTACAAGGAAGGCGAGAAGTCAGACACAACTTGGCTGGTCGAGAATACTGAAAAGTTCTGCAAAGAAAAGGCCATATACAATGGTATCATGGAATCTATCGGTATCATTGAAGGAAAAGATAAGGAGAAAACACAAAATGCAATTCCAGAGATTATGTCAAAAGCTCTGTCCGTCTCATTTGATACAAGAGTCGGGCATGATTTCCTTGAAGATGTGGATGAGCGGTATGAATATTATCACAGAGTTGAGGAGCGGGTTCCGTTCGATCTGGAAATGTTTAACAAGATCACTCGGGGTGGAGTCCGGAAGAAGACTCTGAATGTCGTGATGGCAGCATCAGGTGTAGGCAAGAGTGCCTTCTTGTGCCATCACGCAGCAGCATGTCTCTCACAAAACATGAACGTTTTGTACATCACTCTAGAGATGGCGGAAGAGGAGATTGCAAAGAGAATTGATGCAAATCTTCTTGACACTGATATGCACGAACTTGAGCGGATGCCAATTACTCAGTACGAGAACAAGGTGGAAAATCTCAAGAAGATATGCCGTGGTAAATTGATCATCAAGGAATATCCCACTGCTGCAGCAAACGTCACACACTTCCGCAATCTCATGGAAGAATTGAAGATCAAGAAGAAGTTTATTCCCGATGTAATTTTTGTTGACTATCTCAACATCTGTTCTTGCGCAAGGTTCAAGCTCGGCAACGGCATGAACAGCTATACTTACGTTAAGGGCATTGCCGAAGAACTTCGTGGCATGGCCAAGCAGTTTAACGTTCCTCTGTGGACCGCAACACAAGTCAACCGCGAAGGCGCAAAGAGCAGTGACATGGAGATGACCGATACATCGGAAAGCTTTGGTTTGCCACAAACTGCAGACTTCTTCTTCGCTCTGATTGAAAACGAGGAACTTGCAGAGTCGGGCCAACTAATGGTCAAGCAACTCAAGAACCGTGGCAACGATACAACCAAGAACAGAAAGTTTTTGGTAGGTGTAAACAAATCAAAGATGAAATTTTACGATGTTGACAATAGTAACAACAATCTTGTTAATTCTAATAATACGGATGATGAAGGAGTCGGATCAGGCTATGATGGACAGGCATTCAACCCAGCGTTCGGAAAGAAAAAGAACAAGGCGGTGAACTGGACATTTGAAGGCGCTAAATGACTCTATATATTGACAAGAAGTTCGTAAATCTTGTTTCTGGTTCACTTGAGAAGTTTAAGTGGAAAAAAGAAACACTAGCCACATGTCGTTGTTTCAAATGTGGCGACTCAAAGAGAAATAAGTCCAAGACAAGGGGATATTTCTTTGAGCATAAAG